TAGCATAGTCAAATAAGTTACTATAGTCGGTATCGTCATTAAATAAATTATTATAAACATCACTAAAATCTACACCAGGTTTATAGTCAAAATCTAAATTAGCTATACCATCATCATCGCTACCAAATAAATAACTGTAATCATCATCGTCGCCAAACAAACTTGAATAGTCAAAAGAACCTATACCATAGTCGTTAGGATCGTAATCATAATCTAAACTAACTGCACCATCATCAGAATCGTCAAACAGGTAACTGTAATCTGTTGTATCGTCGTCTTTAAAAAGATCGTCTAAAAAATCAAAATTGTATGACATAACATTACCTATATTATCGTTTTTTCTATTCGTTGTCTTGCTTGTTCGAAGCGCCAAAGTAAAAAGATATAATGGCACTTGCTAAACCACCAAGGTAGCCTAGTACAAGGTTTATCAATGCTTCTGAGTTTTGTTCTGGAGGTTGCAGCGTAACTAAAAATATATAGCCCATAAACCCTCCTACAACAAATATTCCTATGATTCTTGCGGTCCAATCTTTACTAAACTTTCCTCTAGCGTCTTGTACATCAGCTGTTTCCAATGCAAATAGATCTATATCTAGCTTTTTCATTTGCACTTCAAAATCAGCTTCTACTTTTTTTAACTGCGCTAGTTGCTCAGGAGTAGCTGTCTCCATGGCCTTTTGTATTTTCTTTGGCTCAGGATCGCATCCTAATACTTCGGAAATCATATTCGCAGCCATACCACCCATAGGCCCACCTAATGCGGTTCCTATTGTTGGAGCTACTGTACCTACTAACGTTTTTAATAATCCTAGTTTCATTAACACTTCCACCTTCTGCGCGCTTGCCTAATCCTTGAATTAGGATCGTTTCTAGTTTTAGCAGAGCTCTTTTTGAGCTGTCCCGCAGATCTTGCGCAATAAGATTTACGTCGTTTAGCTGCCTTACTACCTTTCTTTACTTTACCTGTTACCGCAGTTTTTAACTTTGATCCAGGGTTGGCTTTCCTATAGGCTTTTACACCTTTCTTAGTCATGCCCGCACCTTTCTTGGTAGGACGGTAGTTACCGCCTTTACCAGTCGTTTTGCGTATTGGCTTAGCCTTTTTTCTTGCCACGTTTCTTTAATTTCTTAAAGTCCGCACCTGTAATTTTATTACGAGGTTTAGCAACTCTAGCTAGTTTCTTTTGTTTTGGGGATAACTTCTTAGCCATTATTTTTTCTTGCCTGTTTTCTTTTTCTTTTTAGGAAATCCAGCCTGCATATTCTTATATGCTTTTTTGGTTATAGTAGACTTACTTTTTGGTCTACTAATACCTTTTCTTTTCCTAGCGTTTATATTTGCGTATAGCCCTTTTTTTGCTGCCATTATGGTCTCCTTAATGATTTTTTATAGTTTGACACAGTTTGTGTTTTTTTCTTAGTTTTTTTAGCCATTCAACATCTTCTCCCTAAGCCTTACAGCTCGGTCTCCGACCTGAGTTGCCCACTTACTGTCCATCATCTCGACAGCAGCTGTTTCCCAATCTTGATCTTTTGCTGCGGCTAAAAACTTTTTAAATTTGCTGAGTCTAGGATAGCCTAGATTAAAACACATGTTAGCTAGTACGCGCTGTCTTGTATCGTTAAGACCGCGCCACCACTGCATGTTTTTATCTAGTTCTTTGCATACGATGTCTACGTCTGCATTTAAACAATCTCTAACTCTTTCTTCTGATACAGGTGTTCCTAAAGGTTGTCCGTGTTCTTTGTCTTTTTCTGTAATTAAATGGCCTACACCAAAAGTAGCGTATCCAAGATGATCATTATAAATCTCATGAATAACACCTTCATCTAACATAAGCTCTTCTAATAATCTAACTCTGTCCATCATATCGTTATGGTTGTGTCTCCACCCGTTGATACTGTTATTTTGCCTAAAGAAGCAACGCCTTCTACTCCGAACTGTTCTCCCTCGTATAGTGTTATCCATTCCTCACCGTTCCATAGTTGCAGTTCTTCTGTAGATAGGTTCCATATAATATCGCCTTGTTGAAATTTGTTTTCGTTACGCTGTGTTTCATTAACCGACAAAGTAGAATCTATATCTACTTTATTAAGACTAAGTTCTAATACCCTAACTAATCTGTTAAATGTATCAGGAGATATTTCGCCTATAGCTATTGGAAGTTTAGTTTCTAATAATTTAGCCATTATCTTCGACCATTTACTTTTAGATCCATACGAGTAGCCCCGACTCTAAACCCTAAACCTAGTCTAACGCCTTCAGTATTATCATCATCTGATTCAATTCTAAGTGCTGCTTGTCTTGCTCTAAGCCTGGTGTCTATCTTTGTAGTGGTTGCTGTGCAGGTGTTTGTTGAGTCTGTAGCTAAACTTTCACCTGGATAGTTTCTTTGTTTTAGTACGAAGTTAATAGTCTGATCTGAACCACCGTCGCCTGTAAATTTAACATCAGGAATAATTTTGCTAATTGATTGAAACTGTTCTCCGTTTCCTAATGCAAAGTCACTGGACTCTATAAACACATTGTCCATTGGAGAACCATCATCATCGTTACCTGTTTCATGATTGTATAAATAACCTGTACCCGAAGAGTCGGTGTAGGTCGCCATAGGATTATTAAATATACCTTCGTCTATCCATGCATTTCTTGTAAGTTGGCCTATGCTCCAAACACCATCTTCGTAATTAAAAACTACATATCTATCTACGGTTGAAGATCCTGAAGAACAATAATACCAGCCCACTTCATTAAATTCTTTGTTTAAAAATCCAAATGTTTGAAAAGACTGTCCTTCATTTAAGTCACTAAATACATAGTTTTGAACGGTACATGGAATGTCTTGAACAGCTCCGTTATAAGTGTAAAAGCCTTTCTTATCCATCCAAAACACACCCTTAGGGCTATTAACGGCAGCATTTGGCCCGATAAGTCCTACACCTTCGTTTACTAAATTAACGCCAAAAGTAAAAGGCTGACCGACAAAGGTCATTGAATACAATGAAGTATCTGTCCAAACTAAAGTCTCTTGTCTTGCTCTAATCGCGCCAATAATTGAAGAGCCTGCAGATAATCTTAAAGACCCTGCAGTGTTACTAGGTAAAGGTTCCCATTGGGTTACGTTTTCTTGATCGCTCCAAGCTATTAATAGAGGATCAGAAGCACTGGTTCTTAAATTATCAGCGTTGAGTGGATCAGCTCCAAAACAAACTACATGTCGATCTATATCACTTACTAATACTTGTAAAGCAACAGTTGGAGCTTTATTTGCACCGCTTAGAGCTGTCAGTGCAACTGCCCTTTGAGAAGTACCTGAACTTTCATCCCAATAAAAAACACCACCGCCTCTAGGATTCAGAACTAAGTCTTCACCAAAATTATCATGAGACCATAATCGTAATTGACTAGACGCTGATATAGGGCTAACAGAACCGAATGTTCCTGCACCCCAAGTTCCTGCACCCCAACCAGAACCTTCTACGTAAACATCTAATCCAACATTAATCTGATATGCGCCAACTGTAGAACTTCCTCCATTGCCACTGTCGCTACCACTAGCTGTTACAGTAGCTCCTGATGTATCTTTAGCTGTTATTGTGTAAGTGTTAGTTCCTGTAACTAACAGTATTTGATATTCTTGATTTAATACAGCAGCAATAATATTGCCACCTAAACTAGCTGCTCCGCTAAACGTTACAAAATCGTTTGTGGCTGCTCCATGGCTAGTATCTGTAATTGTAACGGTTGAGCTACCGTTAGTTGCGGCAAACGTTACATCGCCAGCAGAAGTTGTGGTTCTAAGAGGAGTAACGTCATTAAAATTATCTCCCTGCTTAACATAATATTTAAAAGTAGTGCCTACGCCTAAATATTTAGTAAGTTCTAGATCTACCCAAGCATGAAGTCCCCTGGCTGTACCTATAAAAGTATTTAAAGTAGCTTTAGCCCAACCTCCAATTTTTTCTGGAAGTCCTTTACGAAATCGAACAAGATTAGCGTCAAACCATCCGCCATCATTAGAATAGTCTGTTCCTTCGCGATTTATTCCTGGTCGAAATATAAATTTTTCTAATGCCATCTTTCATTTATATTAATTTGTCTATACCTAAAGAAGCAGCTGTTAGGCCATATAAGCCCCACATAATATACTCAAGTCTTCTAAACTTAGCAGATCCTTCATCTAATCTTTTTTCTATGTTTTCATAGCGAATAGCACATTCTTTTTCGTGTGTGCTGATTTGATGTATTGCGTCTTTAGCTGTAGCCATTATTTTTTCTTATTTGGCCTGCCTTTTTTCTTTTTCTTCTTAACTTTAACAGTTGTGTAGGCTTCATTTACATCGGGAGTAGATTTATCGTCTGCTACAAATTGACCTTCTTCTGTTCTTGCTCTAACTGTTTTTTCTTCTACGTTTCTAACTTTTTTCCAAAGATTTTTAAACCAATTCATCTTCTTCTCCTTTTCCATTTAAAACAGGTTCTTCAATTACTTCTAAGGTACTTTGATAACCAACTAAAGCTGTAACTCTAATATCTAATTGATATTGTAGTTGAGCCATTTGCTCTCTAAGGTTTTGTATCTCTTGTTGCAAAGTTTCGGTATAAGCGATTCTTTGTTGTAGTTGAGGGTCTACAGGTTGTTCTGTAGTTTCAGTTGTTACTTCTTCAGTCATTATTAATTAGCTGCTATATAAGCTTTACCCGTTGTAACTCCGCCACTACAAGTAGTTTTTTTACTTGA